AACTATTAATAGATACGGCCGAAGCAGTGGAAGCCTTGACAATGGTGTTTATCGCGCCTGGCATCATGTCCGTCTGTATTTTAAACAGCTTAAAGACGGGTATGAGATCGGTAGCCAGACTTTCCCCGCTCTTTCCTGTAATTCTGCTTAACTTTTCAAAAGCAAGAGTTATCTCTTTTAGGTCTTTTTCGCTAACTCCTCTTAACTTATTTCCAACAATATCTACCGTCTTTGCAATTTCGTTAAAAGAAGAAGGCACTTGAAGAGCGATATCTTTAACAACAGACATGTCTTTTGCTAGAGATTCGGACGTAAGACTTCCGCCTTTTATAAGAGTATTTTGAGCCTCTTCAATGTCGTGATATGCCTTTCCGATGGCCGCGGTCATGGCGCCAAAAGCTATTTTCCCAGTGGTCTTGATAAGATTGAAGCCTTCTTGGGCAAGCTTTTTGAGCTTCTTCATCCCCTTTGAAAACTGAGAAGTATTGATTGTTACACCAATACCTAAATTTGCGATCTTCTTTTCCGACATATTAGATATTATGCGCTACGCCAAGCCATAAATCCGAATGTCCTAACTGCAGCATATAAGATCCCAGCCGTGAACTTACCTACCCCGCGTTTCCGCATCAGGTCGTAAAATATAGAATCAGTCTCCGCTTTTGTAAATAGCTTAGCGTCATATAGATAATCATGAACTACCGCGGCTATGGTATACTTTCCTACTGGCGGCACGATATTCCAAAACAATTGCGGAACACTCGCAAAGTCTGTCTCATACCCGACGGGTACGGTTATAATATGCTCTCTCACCTCTACTACTACAGGCTCTAAAAGCCTGGCGTGCATGGGTTTCTCTAAAAGTTCTACTCTGACTGTATAGTTGGCGGACATGCTTTTGCTAAAGTATCTTGTAATTTTGTTATCACCATCGAAAGAGCTAGATGTTTGCTAGCCGCAAATGCGCGTTGCATAAACCTCGTTGGTTGTGCTTTTTTAGTTCCAAATTCCACGAGATGAAGATAAAAAGACGGTCTACGCCGCGTCCCGTCTGTAAGAGTCGCTACGTAGTGCGCGTCTGGAAATACGCCAGCGGTGCCTATACCGTATTTCTTATAGTAGTGCTTTCTTATTATTAATGAGTCTCTTAGCGCGCCAGTTTCTACGGGAGCCAGTCTTTTTGCTATAGGTAACATTATAGAAGCAGCGTCTACGGTAGCTTCTTTTAGCATCTTTTTCTGAACCTCTTCGTCTAATTTTCGCAAACGATCTGCTAGAATACCGACTTCTTTTTCTAGTGAAGACCACTCTATGGCAATTAAATTATCGTCCATGTTTATTTCTTTGTAAAAGGTAGTAGCGCCGCCTTTATCTGCTCGCTGGTCATGCGCCGTTTTTCATTACCCATAAAGTCCTCTACTGTAAATGCTTTCGTGCCTTTACTCCTATTTATGTTTGCCAGGGTAGCACAGATTAAAGCGGGTCTAGACGACTCGATTCGCTGTCTTATCTTATATTGTTCTTGAAGCTTGTTAAATTGACGGGGAGTTAATTTACGTCCCTCCCCGTATGGCAACCCGAAATGAATCGTCGCTACTGCGTCTATCTCATCCAGGTCTAATTTCATTTTACTCGATGGCTTCCTTGAAAGCCTTGCCGAGCTCCTCAGAGAATGCGACCGCCTCTTTTGGGGAAATCACCTTAAGAAGGTTGTCGATCTCTTCTTGTGAATGATTATCCATAAGACCAGCCTGCATAAGTTTCTTAAGCACCGTGGCAGATATCTTGCCTAGCCCACCAGCAAAGACATCAAGCCCGAGTTCCTCCAGCTTGCACATAGCCGCTAGGCTGAAATGTGCGGTATATTCTTTACCTTGTATATTCATATTAAGCTGTTGCCGAGTATGTGATTAAGCCACTGATTTGAAGAGATACGTCAGCAGAAACCGCAGAATCGAGATCTGCCTTTACACTAAAGTCTTTAACTATAGCATCAAAAGTCATTGTGGACGAATCGCTATATGTGATCTTAAAGCCTGTAGGAACTGCGCCTGCGGCTACCTGGACCTTTGCCAAGATTGCCGAAAGAGCCGTATTACTACCAGCGTAGTGCACCGTAAACGAGGCATCGCCAGCCGAGGTAAGCCCCTTCATGTATGTCCTACCTGTAGACGCCAAGTTTGTAGTCTCTACTACGCCCGAGCCTGTAGCTATATTTACGCTATCTACAAAGCCGATTGTTGAAAGAGAAGTACCGTTATGATACTGAATGATTGTGTTATAGGAATGTAATGTCGTTGCCATATTAGATATTATATATTATACCGAGTAGTAGAATGTTATTGTTACTGCTACCCGATAAAGTCTTGATTCGTTTTCATAAAAAGAGACCATTGAGTCCAGTCTGCTCCCCTTTACATACGGGCCAGAGCCAAATGCGGCCATTACTAAGGCATCGTGCACTGCATCGCCTATGGATACGGCGCCTAGTGCTGTTGCAGACCAACCATAAAAGTCGAAGGTAGAGCTCCTCAGAGTGGTGATACCACAAAGATGCCGATCGGTGTCTTGATTTACCTTGTGAAAGGTTATGAACTCTGCAGTTACGCTCTCTGGCGCAAGAGTAGGGTAAATGTTAGCGCCTACGAGCGAAGTTATGCCAGAAGATCCAGAAAGTTTCGTGTATAGGACAGATTCTATTGACATTATTTTAATCTCCTTGCGTAAATCTCTTGTACTCCGCTTCTTACCTCTTGTATGACGTTTACTACCTCGTACGTATAGCCTAACAGTGTTACGTTATCGTCGATCTGTGCGGGCACATCGTTTCTTGTTGTGAGTTTTATGATGTCTTTCACCTGTAGCGAGTCGTAGTTTATATAAAATTCAGCACCCTGTGCGCCATTCGCAGAAAGATATTCCACCGCCGCCCATACCGTAAGCGAGGTTTGCGCGTAAGATATACCGCCTACGGAATCGCGCGTGGCTGCTCCTTTTCTGAGCAGGACAACAGACGTGTCCATGTGCGGATTTTTCTTACTCATGATACTCCGCTTCTAGCTTATAAAGATTTAGTAAATTATTCGCAGCTATAGACATCGGGCTTTCGCTCTTAAATGTAGATAGGTCGAAACTCCGATTCTCGTACATGTCCGAAACTAGAAATAACAGAGCCTGCTTTATAGCAGCAGGCACGCTTGCTATAGAGCCCATTCCCGTGGTGTAGGTCAAAACAATCGATCCTGGTCTATCATATACCTCTGGAAAAGTCACATCTTTTATGGCTACGGCTCTTGCACAGACATGAGAATTATCGATAAAGAAAAGATCTCCTGCGGAGGTAAGTACATTATCTACAGAATAGTACGCTGCCGAAAGAGAAGAGACGTTGGAGCCGAACAGGTAAATGACCGTGTCAAATTTATTGGCCGCTGCTGTGATCTGTCTAGAGATAAAAAGGCGATTGCATAGATTCTCTGCGTAAGAAGTCGCCGCGTCGATGAGAAATTCAACGTTCGTCTGATCGGTGTCAGAGTTAAGCCTAAGAAAAGATTTTGCTTGAGCATAAGTAATAGGCCTATGCGCAGATGTAGGATATAGTGATGTAAATATTGGTCGCGCGTTGATCATAGTTGCTCAAGGTAGTTAGAGGGGCATTTCTGCCCCTCGTTGTTATTGGTTTAATTAGGCTTCGCAAACACCTACTTTGAACGCCTCTGCGAGTGCGAGGGCGTACGCGATACGCTCGGAGACCATCAAGGCTACCAAGTCGTTTGCGGCATAGAGTTCGTCTAAGCGTTTGAACTCGAGTGCTTTACGTTGTCCGATGAGGAACTTGCTCATGTCGCCGAATACTACCGCGCGGTTTAAGGCGCCTAGTGCTGGCATGCTGGAGCTGGTTACTACAGGACGACCAAGAAGCATGTCTGGCTGACCTGCGGCCAACCCTGGTTGCCACAAGAATTGCCCACTGGTGACGTCTTTCAACTTGCGGATCTCTTTTACGGTGGAGTCATTCATGATCCAGATCGCATTTGCGCGGTAGCGCTGATTGATCCCGTGGTAAAGATTGAACAAGTTGTCGGCTGTGATAGATACAGACCCGAGGGTTTCGGTGCCGATTGCTACAGAGCTTACGCTTGTTGCTACAGCCAACCCGCCCGTGCCCGCGATCATGAGGGCCTCTTCCTTGGCCGCGATGGCCTCGGCTAAGAGCGCTACGATGTGGGATTCGATGTCTGCTTCGTTATCTTCCAAGATTTCAGAAGACAGGGTGATCAGGTGCGCCAGTTTAGAAGCTGTCAACGTGATCTGGTTGATGGTAGGTTGTGTCCCGCCATCGCCGATTGCGTCTCCTTCGCCTTCTACTAGGCCCAAGGTCTGGGTGCCTTGTACTGGTACCTTGATCGACAAGCTGTTCATTGGGAGAACTTTGGCGAATTGCCACAGAGGATTGAGGTCACGCTTTTTCAAGATGATCTCATTTAGCAACTGTGCATTTACGGCATTTCCACCATTTGCAGCCGTGCCTTCGGTCATACCTGCTAAGGTACGTACTTCGCCGCTTACGATATCGCGGAGCAACGCGCCCATAGAGCGACGTACTTCGGTCGAATTGTTTCGTTTGGTTACGTTATTGCTTAACACTTGGTCAACAATCTCGTTTCCAGTAGCTGCCAATTTGGCCGCCCGTGCCTCGATCTTACGCTTCTCGTCGAGGTTCTCGACATCGGCTTCAATCTTGGCGATCTTTTCCTTCTCGTCTGCGGTTAGGCCACGCCCTTCGGCCGCTTTCAGAACGGAACGCATCTCATCAATTAATGTATTTCTATCCATATTATGTATATATTTGATTTGTGTTATTCGGCCCCTTTAGCGACCAAAAGTTTTAAAAGTAACTCGTATTTGTCATGCTCTGCCTGGTGTGCGGTGGCCTGTTCAAAGGCCTCTAGTTCAGATGCTTGACGGCTGCGAAGAGCGACGGTTGTATCAGTATATGCGGGAATAGATACCACGGAAACTTCAAAAAGATCGACGTCTAAGAGTGTACGTATATTTCCTCGCCAGCTGTCTTTCTTAACGCGGAACCCAAAGCTTGTTTGAGAAAGCGTGCCGTCGCGAATAAGCTCGCGCACGTCATTGCCCAAAGTTGTGTTAGGTAATTTTAACTCCATACGAAGACCGACATTGTCTTCACTGAGCTTTAATGTACCATTTTTGGTACGTCCTAGAAGCTTTCCGGCATCGTGGTCGGCAAACGCGCGTATGTCTTTTTGATCAGCAAGACTTTTTGCAAACGCACCCGGCGCTATTTGTTCGGTGAATCCACCTAAGTCTTCAGATAAAGAGTTGAATTTGGCCGCGTAGCCCACAACTATATTACCATCTTCGTGTTTGTCGATCGAAGAAAATCTAAATTCTAGATTGTTAGTCATTGCTTTTAATGTTGTTGATTCTCCAAGGTATTATTTGCAAATTGCTGTACGTGTGTTGTCCACCTTTCGATAGTGGCACGATGTGATCTACTTCGAAAAATATAGGGCTACCGTTTTTGGATGTTTTTCCAGATTCGAAGCCAGCGGCGGCTAGCTGCTCGTTTAAGTTAACACACTCGTTATAAGTAGCAGACACGCCCACCGCGCAAGTAGTGCATTGCTTTTTAAAAGCGCGGCGTCTTGCCTCTTTCGCCTGATTGGTAGCTCTGCCGGCGCTTGTGGATAAGTATACTCGGTGTTGAGCAGCGATTCTGTCCTTGTGCTTTATATAGCGTCGTGCGTCGGCTGCTATGCGGACCTCCGAGCCTCTTTCAGTTTTACGATATGTCGCAACTCTATTTATAATTTTTACTTTATTTTCACTATAGTACTTTTTACCGCGGCATGCCGCACATGTCTTGCAGTAACTACATAAACCGTCTTTCGAACGAACTCGTTTGTGAAAGTCGCTTACGTGTTTTTCTAAGCCACACGCGGAGCACTGCTTTACAGCGGTACCTTGCGACGTGTGCTGAACTTTAGAAAACCGTAATTCTTTTTCGATCATATTATATATTATCTACCTGAACTTACTTCATTTTTGTATCGTCTTGGTTGCCCTTTATGGATACATTCACATTGCCTTTTGCGCCATTTACTTGGTTCTCTGCGACGTCTGTCTTTGATACGTCATAACCGAGAGGGGCCATGTTTAAAGGCTGCAAGATCTTATCACCATTCTCTACCGCAGGAAGTCCCTCGAGGGCGCGAATCTCGTTTACGGTCATAAAGCGTTGTAGGGCTACGGCATAACTGTTATACCTAGTAGCTGTGTCTCCGCGTAGGACGCCATCAAGATCAAACTCTACCTCGACATTGTCCGCTGCAAGCTGTGCATTTACCGCGTCTTCTATCCTGGTACAGTAGGCCTTTATGGTGGTCTTATAGAAGTGCATCAGAAGGTCACCAGCATTATTTGAAGGATCTAGCAAAGCGGGTGGTACCCCGAAGATCTGGGCGATTTCTCGTTCTTGAAATTGGCGGGTCTCTAAAAATTGTGC